TTTTTTTCATTGTGTATATCTCTGTTACACATTTTTATTGAGAAAGATATTGAATTTCGCTATTACAAAAATTAATTTGAAAGTATATTGAATCCTATATATATTATATCTATGGGAAAAAATGAGAATAACACAAACATAACAGTAAAAAACAACTCTAAATTAGTAGCTATAGAATTAGTAGCTCAATGTCCTAGTATTACTATGAAAGAGGTCGCTGAAAAAACAGGAGTTTCAAAAAAAATTGTTGATAAGTGGTTTACAGATCCTCTGTTTATTGATGCTTGGTATAAAAGATATATGGAAGTTGCTGGTTCAGAATTACCACTTGTAATTGGAGCTATGATTAGGGAAGCTAAGGGTGGGAATGTTCAAGCAGGTAGATTGATTCTAGAGCATTTTGGTAAATTAGATACTAGAGTTAAGATACAGGTAGAAAGCCCTTTTGAAAAGTTCTTAAGCTCTACAGCAGAGGAGGCTGAATTTGAATTTGTTGAAGATGAAGATGTTACTAACGGAGCTGTTTCAGTTGCTTCTCAAGCTAGTGATTTGCTTGGTAGTATGGATGAGCTTCCTGCTCGTGATTCTAGTAATGACAAGCCTAGATTTCGTGAAAGAGTTGAGAAATCAAGACTAGATTTAGCTACATATTCTGCAAAAAAGAAGGCAGTAGAGCAGGATAATCAGAGAGAAATGTATAAAAGGAGGAAAAGAGCTAAGGCTGTCGGTTTAGAGCTTTTAGGAAGAGGTAGGAAAACTAAAAGTCAGAGAGATAAATGGTGGAAGAAGCTAGAGGAATTAGAAATTAAAAAATTTGGTAAAATACAGGAGTAATATGAGAAAAGTTAGAAGGAAGGTTAGCTATATTGAGTACATTTACGGAAAAAGGAGATTTAAAATGAGATGGGTTTCAAGTTGGTAGCAATTTCTTTCTTTTTTATTCTTTTTTTCTTTCTTTATATAATATTATATAAATAATATATATATATTATATATATATATATATATATATAAATAAAATAAACCAATCAACCCACATATGCAAGTATTATTTTAATGGATAAAAAATTTTCGACTTACAAGAAGAAGTATTTTAAGTTCACTAACTACATTCCTCACGAAGGGCAGTTAAAATTGCATTTTCCTGTCAAAGATGCTCGTTTTACAGTCGCTGTTTGTGGAAGGAGATGGGGCAAATCTATATCTGCATCAAAAGAGATAGAGGCTATCATCACTCAACCTAACAAAAGAGCTTGGGTTGTTGCTCCTAGCTATCAATTAGCAGAAAAAGTGTTCCGTGAAGTCTGGCACGAGCTAATAACTAAGCAGGGAATCCCTACAAGAAGAGCTTCATACAGAGATATGTTCATTGAAACTGAATGGGGTTCAGTATTTGAAGGTAAATCAGCAGATAATCCACCATCTTTAGTTGGTGAAGGTCTTGATTACCTAGTCCTAGACGAAGCGGCTAAACAAAAAGCTACAGTTTGGGATATGTATTTACGACCAACTCTCTCAGACAGGAAGGGAAAGGCACTTTTCATCACAACTCCAGAAGGTTATAACTGGGTTTATGAAAAATTCCTATTAGGCAAGACTGATAAGGACTGGGCTTCAATTACTAGCCCGTCTTGGGAGAATCAGTATGCTTATCCGAAAGGATTGGAGGATGAAGATCTTATAGAGGCTAAGAGGAATATGTCTCAAGAGGTTTTTGAGCAGGAATATGGAGCTATGTTCACCTCTTTTGCTGGAAGAGTCTATCCTTTTGACAGAATGAAGGATCTTGGCGATTTTCCTTACCAATCTAACCTCCCAACCTATGCGTGTATTGATTTTGGCTACAGAATGCCGGCAGTAGCTTGGTTTCAGACTTGTATTATTGATGGAATAGAGCATGTCAATGTGATAGATGAATTTATACATCAAGAAAGGATTTCAACTGATGAACTTATAAAAGTTTGTAAGGAAAAGTTCTTAAGGTATAGAGTTGTAGCTACTTTTGGTGATCCTGCAGGAATCAATGTCCAATCTAGCTCTGGAATGGGAGATATTGAAAAATTTCGTAGAAATGCTATGAATGTTCGCTTTGTTCGTGATAAAATTAGTCGTAAATTAGAAACGGGTATTTCCCATGTTAGAAGCTTCATTGAGAATGCAGATGGACTTAGGAGGCTTCATTTAAATAAAAATTGCATGGGTCTGGCAGAGGATCTTGAAAACTATCGCTACCCAGAGCATAAAGAGGGGTCTGATCTTAAGGAGACTCCAGTTAAAGATGGTTATCACGATCACGGATGTGATATGTTGAGATATTTCTTCTTAAACAGATTCCCAATCAAACAACAAGGCATAAAATTTGTAGATAGAAATAAAAAGGATAATAAATGGCACAATACGCTAAAGATTTAATAGAACAATCAATACAAGATATAAAATACAGTAGGCTTAATGCAAAGAGAAAAGAAATTGAAGTTTTTTTAAATTACTATACAGGAACATCTATTTCTCAATATATTAGCCCTTACTTCGATTCCGCTCCTTTTCAAGAAGTACCTCCTTATGAGATGAATATCACTAAGAAGTTTATTAATAAAATGTCTAAAATTTATACTCTTGGTGCTCTTAGGAATGTTAATAAAAAATATTCAAATTATACTAGAAAGAAAAATGTTTCATTTAAGCATATAGAAAGAATGACTAGGCTTCTTGGAACTATAGCCACTCAAGTAACATATTCTGAAGATAAATTTTTATATCATCCTATTTATTTTTTCATACCTCACTTCGATACAAAAGATCCATTTAATCCTATAGCAATTTCATATCCTTTAGCAGTTTCAGTTGATGATCCTCAAAATGTAAATGGAGAAGAATATTTTGGCTATATAGATGATGAATATTATATAGAATATAGCTCTGATGGTAAGATTTTAAAAGAAGAATATCATGGATTGGAAAAGCTTCCTGTAGTATTTACCCACAGAGAACATCAAGTAGATTCTTTTTTTGTTGAAGGAGCTACAGATATTATAAATTGTAATACCCATGTAAATATTACTCTAACTGAGCTTCAATTAGGATTAAGGTATCAAATGTTTGGACAACCTTATGCAACTGGTGTTCCAGAAGCAGAAATGACAGCAAGAGCTGGTAGTGATATGATTATATCTCTTCCAGAGGGTTCAACTTTTGGAATAGCATCTCCCGGTGGGAATCTGCAATCAGTCATAGAAGCTATTAAGTTTCAAATAGAGCTTGTAGCTCAATCTAATCATATGTTTGTTCAGTTTGCTCAAGATGGTGGCGAAACACCTTCGGGAATAGCTTTGCAAATTAAAGATTTAGAAAATTTTGAAGATTTTAAAGATGATATAGAATTATGGAGACAATACGAAAATGATTTTTATGAGGTTGAAAAACTTGTAGGAGCTCCTTATGGTATTAATTTACCTAACAAATTTGGAATAGATTTCATAGAACCAGAATACCCAAAGTCAGAAGCTGAAAAAGTACTTAGAGATGATTGGGATTTAAAGAATGGTCAGATAACATTGGCAGAAATTATGGTTCGTGATAATAAAGATATAACTATACAGGAAGCAGAGAAAAAGATTGAGCAGAATCTTGAAAAAAATGTGAGACAGCTCACTACTTTTTCGCCTCCACAGTTGCAAAATAGTATAGGAGAGGAAAGCGAGAATAATCAAGATGTTGGAAATAGATGAGTTAAGAAGTTCTATAGCAAACCTCCAAATAGACTCATATCAATTAAGTCAAAAGTTTTCTATGCTTGAGGAGAAGTTAGAAATTTTAGAATTAAAAATGAATGAGATATTAGAAGTGATAGGAGGCTCTTATGTCGATTCGTAAAGTTATAAAACTTATGGATGGTATCAGAGCTTATGCAGATAAAGATATATTAGACGATTCCAGTCTTAGAGAAACTACAAAAGAATATGCTGATGAAATTCAAGAGAGATTAGTTGATGGTCTCTGGAATGGATATGATATAGATGGGAGACCTTTTGCAAAATTAGCAGATTCTACAAAAGCCATAAGGAAGAAAAGGGGAAATCCTAGTTCAAAGCCTCTTATTGATGATGGCAATATTTTAGATTTTTTAGAGTCAGATAATTTGATGGAGTCTGGAAAAGTTCAAGTCAGAATGAAAGATCCCCCTAGAGAATATATGGAAGTTCAAAACACAGCTCACACCATTCCATATAGTGGTTTTGCAAAAAAATATAATACTATAGGTAAAGATGTATCTTATAAAGGTACTGCTAGAAAATGGTATGGAGTTCCAAAAACTTTTAAAGAAGGAGGAACTAAATATAATGAGTTTGCTAGAAAAATTATTAAAAATATTGAAAAAGAACTTAAAAGATCAACAGGAGGAAAGTGAAATGGCTAATAAAAAAGATGAAAGAGATATAGAGAAAGACCTAATTGATATTCAGAATGATATTGATTTTTTATACGATTTGCTTCAGCCTCAAGTTCCTTCATTTGGAAGAGCTGATTTTGAATTAGATTATAAGGTAACTGTAGAGATGACAGATGAAATCTATAAAGAAATATTTAAGTACTCAGAGAATAAAAAATTTATTTTTATAGGGGTAGCTTAAAAACAGTTTGGTAATTTAAATTAATTAATATTAATTTTCCTACTAAATAATAGGAGATTTATAATGGAAACAGAAGTAACCAATACAAATCAAGAACAACAAGGACAGGAGTCCACACCAGAGAATCAGAGTGATTCTACTGTAGATTATAAAGCACTCTATCTTGATGAAGTGCAGAACGCAAAAAAACTTCGCAAGAGATCGCAAGACGCAGAGTCCTCGCTTCAAGAATTTACGAAAAAGCAGGAAACTAATAAGGTTAAGCAGATGCAGGAAAAGGAACAGTATAAGGAATTATACGAATCCGTTGCCCCATTTAAAGATAAGTGGGAATCTTATGAAAACAATCGTAGAGAAGCCTTGCTCGCAAAGTTGCCAGAGGAAGATAAAGAGTCTATGTCTAGTAAGGACTTAGATGTTCTAGAATATGTAGTCAAAGTAAGAGAAGAAGCTAAACCAGTTAGTTTAAAGCATACTTCACAAGCATCTAGAAATGTTAATGATGGTATGCCTGCTGGAAATGTATTTGATAAAATGGATTCAGATTCTATAAAATCAAATTGGGATAATGTTGTATCCTCTTATAAAGACAAGCATTCTAAAAGATAATAATAATAATAATTTACTCTACTTGAAGGCATTAATTGCAGTTGATAGAGGGTTAAAATTTAGGAGTTAAAAATGTCAACAACAGCAACAGTGCCTGCGGCAGATATTATGTTAAAAACATCCGAGCTGGATGTATTTATACCAGAAATGTGGGCAGATTCAATAAGAGCAAGTTTTAAAAAACATTTAAAGTTAGCATCACTATCTACTGATTACAGTTCAATACTAGCAGGTGGTGGAGATAAAATTTATATTCCTACCTATCAAGATGTAGCAGATGCTGCTACTAAAGCCGAAGGAACGCCTGTAAACTATGCGGCAAGAGATGAAGTCGCATTGAATATAGAAATCAATAGACATAAATACACTTCTTGCATGATAGATGACTTAGCTGTAGTTCAATCTTCTAACGAATTGTTTACAGGATATGCAGATTCAATGGCTTATAAGTTAGCATTGGCATTTGATGCAAACCTAGAAGCTGAATTGCAAAGTACTGATAACGGTATTCTTATAGGTTCAACAGCTTCAGCAACTGATGGAGCAGAAAAGCTAGGGTTAAATAGTATCTCAGATATTTGGAGTGCATTAACTGCTAACAATGTTAATCCTGCAGAATGTGTGATGGTTTTAGGTAGTAAATTATATAGCTCATTATTTTTGCTAGATGATTTTATTCATATTTCTAAGACAGGAGTTTCTGACTTAGGAGCAGGAGTAGTTGGAACACTAATGGATATGCCTGTAATACATACTACTGCTGTAGCAGGAAATGTAGCAGTAGCGGCATCCTTAACTAATGCGGCTGGTGGAGCAGTAGATAATGATGAAGTTATTGGTGGATATGTAGTTCATAGGTCTGCTTTAGGTCATGCTTTTAGCAAAAGACCTACAGTAAAAGCTGATTATGATATGGATTATATTGCTCATAAAATGGTATCTGATTCAATATATGGAGCTAGATTATTACAAAATAGCACATATCAGAAGAAGTGTTGGGCATTAATTGAAACAGGTGTAGCAGCGTTTTAATTAACTAGATAATGTAGATTAATTAGGGGGGATTTAATTATCCCCCCTTTTTTATAAGGAGATATAATGGAACAGTATTGGTATAAACCAGAAAAAAGAATTAAAAGAATTTCCGAGTATGATAATGATGTAGATATTGCTAAGAAGGTTGCAGAATTAAAGGCTAATGGCTATGTGCAGGTTTTAGATAGAAAAAATCCAGAGAGTTCTATTGTAGAAAACTCTAAATCTAATGATAAACCTAAAATAGAAGCAAAACCTAAAAAAAATACAAAATCATCTAAAAAATCTAAATCTAAAAAAAAGTAGATTGTTTATTAAAGCATTAACTATTTCACTATTATTAAATGGCTCTGTAGAATTTATAGAGCCTCAACCTATTAAGGTGGAATATCGAAGGAAAAGAGGGAAGCAGAATAAGGGAAGGCGAAGAGGTGGAAGTGGACTTAGATAATAATTTTATAGACATTATCCTTTTCTAATTACTTTAAAATCCTTAAATTAATTATATGATTAAAGAGATAAAAGAGATAGTAGAGTATGCACTCTATAAGATAGATTCTTATAGTGATGATGCTCTCGCCATGGTAGTTCGGACAGGAATGGCTGAGTCTGGTTACAGAGCTTTAAAGGGATATGGAGATGGGAATCCTGCTATTGGATTTTTTCAAATAGAACCTGCTACTTTACATGATATGATAGATAATTATATCAAATATCGTTCACACTATGAAATAGCTTTAATAGATCTAGGAATGAAACTCAATAAGGAAGATTTATTGATATCTGTTAAATCTAACATAGCAGTTCAAGCCGCCCTTTGTAGGCTTCACTACAGGAGAGACAGACACGCTATTCCATCTTGGGATGACTTAGAGTCTCAAGGAAAATATTGGAAAAGGGTATACAATACCAATGAAGGTAGGGGAACTGTTAAACATTTTATAGAGGTGAATGAAAAAATTGAGTTCGATTAAGACTTTTTTAAGTAACAACCCATTTGGAGGAGTAGGAACATCAATAGGAGGATATTTTATATCCTTATCAGATGCACTTTCTCCATTTTTAAGATTTTTAATATTATTTTTTAGTACTATCACGGCTATCTCTGTTGCTTATATTCAGTATAACAAAGCATGGAGAATAAAAGATGCCAAAGAAAACGCCAGTAAGAAGGATCGTAGTAACTCCAGATAAACATTTTCCTCTGGCTGATATGCCAGCAATAAAAGTTCTTTGTAAGACTATAGAGATCATTCAACCAGATTCTTATATAGATTTGGGAGATGTGGGAGAATGGGAATCTTGTTCTCATTGGAAGTGGAAGAAGAAAAGACGACCTCCTCTAGAATTTCAATTACCAGATATAGAAAAAGATATTACAGCAGTTAATAAGGGTATGGATATTATTGATGAATCCTTAGATAAAGCTGGATGTAGCAATAAGCATTTTTGTGAGGGTAATCACGAAGCTTGGTTAAATAGTTTTAATGACGAACATCCTTACTTAGGTTATTCTGTAAAAGGAGCTCTTGAGCTTGAGCAGAGAGGATATAGTTATCACCCTATGGGTAAGTACTTAAAAATAGGTAAGTTACACTTCTATCACGGACATCATTACGCCAGTGTTAATCACGCTAGAAATCATCTTATGAAATTAGGAGTTAATATTATGTATGGACATCATCATGATGTGCAACAAGCTTCAGTAACTCATATGGATGGTCAAAAGTCTGCTTGGAGTATAGGATGCTTAAAAGATATGTCAGACGAAGAAAACTCTTGGCTTGGTTATAGAAAAACTAATTGGAGTCATGCTTTTTCTATTGTAGATTTCTTTGAGAATGGGTATTTTACAGTACATGTAATACAGATAATTAAGGGTAAAACCTCCCTTTGGGGCGAGATTATAGACGGGAATAAGTAATGGATGTGCTTCAAATAATAGAAACATTGGGAGTTCCTATCGCAGTCTCTCTGGGGCTTGGATATGCTCTTATGTATTTAATAAAGTTTATAACTAAAGATATTAAATCTGATATTAAAAACTTATATGATATTACTGTTAAATTAATAGATAGTAATAGGCAGGCAAAAGATGATACTAAAAAAACTCTTACTGCTACCAACACAATGAAAGATATGTTTATAAAAATAATTACTAAACTAATGGGAGAAAAATAATGTTTGCACCAATTATGGGATTTATAACAAAAACACTTTTAACTGAAGTTATGCTTAAAAAAGTATTAGTTGTTTTAGGTGATTATGTTGTTGCTAGTTCTAAAAATAAACTTGATGACAAGTTATGGTCGCAAGTTAAAAAGGTTTTAAATAAATAATGGGTTTCAATGTTAAAATAGATGAGAGTATAACTTTAGATGGAGCTAAGTTTGAAAACAGCGTTACATATTTCAGTAATCTTGCGAGCCATTATGAAAAGAAAGTTATCCCTGTAACTACTGTAGATGGAGGGCAAACTTTATATACTTGCTCATCTGATGGGTCTGGGGGGCTTGGCGACTATGATTATGATAATGTAAAATATGCTAGGATATCAAACCTGCATTATTCATATACACTTTTTTTAGAAGTTATAAGTGGGGGTCAATATTTTTATTTTAGTGTTGGCAGTGGTGGCTCTTTTATTATTAATAATCACAAGTCTTTCTTAGATGGTGGTTCTAATCCTTTTGCTAATGGATTTGTTACCTCTGTAAAAGGTGAAGCTTCTGGCTCTGGTGTTAATGTAGAACTATTTATAGCATATGATGGATAAAAAAAGGATTAATTAATGGCAGATTTAACTGTAACTATAACTGAAACTGCAACAGCTTTTGGAGCTGTAGCTGATGGAACTGGTGGCGAAGATGTTTCGGATGTTCAAACTGTTTCTTTAACAGGAATAACTAGTATATTGCATTATAAGGGAATAATTACTGAGACTGGAAGCACTTTTCCTTTCTTAAATCACACATTCACTACAGACAAGATGACTGGAACAGGTGGTAGGGCTGGTTTAGATGCGGCAAAATATATTAGAATTACAAATCTTACTACAACTACAGTTGACGAGCCTTATATTATATTTACAATTAAAGGAATTGACACTTCTGGTTTAGCTACAACTAGCTATTTATGTTTACATGAAAATGAGTCTTTTATTATGATGAAAAAATCTAGTGGCGTTAATGCTATGTTTTTAGCTACTACATCTGGTCGATCACCTCTTACAATGAGTAGTAGTGCTGGTAATTGCTATATATCAGATATATATATGCAAGGTGCTAGTTATGATAATAATTATATTGAGGTTTTTGTTGCCTGTACAACAGGGAATACAGCTAATTAATGTCAACTCTTACTGTAAATATTAACGAATCTTTAGATCATCCTTCATACTATTGGGATCCGACTCTTGAAACACCTTCTGCGACAAAGACAATGGAGGTAAAAAAGACTCATACTTTTGAAAATATTGGAACTATTTATCATTATAAAGGTAAATTGCATTTTGATGAAGGTGATGGAGGTGATGCTACTACCAATGCTTATGGAGCTGGGTATACAGATTTTAATTTACTTTCTATGGGCTGGCATAATTCTACTGAATCTAGTGGTGATGGTCAGACTCCTCAAGTTGGAACAGGTGGAACTCCTATGTTAATGGGTTTGAGGTATTTAAGGGTAACTAATAGGACTAGACCGTGGGGGCTTCCATCATCTAATCCAGATTTAGTATTAAAAATATTAGATAATGACTATGTAAATAGTTCTTTAGAAACTTATGTATCTTTGTCTGAAAGTGAATCTATTATATTTATGCCACATCAAGAAAACGCTATTATTGATCATGCAATTCCTACAACTCAAAAATATTATAGACAAGCTTCTAGTTCGCAAACTGGAGATGCTTTTAATTTATCAAGTAGCAATCTTCACTCATTAAAAAGCATAACTGCTGTTAATAACTATAAAAATTATTATATTGAAATTTTTGGAGCAAGTACTAAATGGAAAGGAATTGCAGGTTAATTATGAGGAACAAATATGCCAACTAAAAATTATTCAAATTCAGAGGTAACTATATCTTCTACAGATGATTTTGCAACTTTTGAAAAAACATATGAATTTGCATCAGTATACAGAAGGGTTCTAGGAAATGGAACTCTTGGAACAACTCTTAGAGGTATTATTGCTACAGCTGATATTGGAGGGGTAGCAGATGGCCATGTTGATACTGTTCATTGTATGCCTTTAAAAAATATAACCTATGTTAGAATTAAAAACATTAGCTCTAGCAGTTCTACTGATATTCATGTTCATGGATATTCTACTGGAGTGGATGGTGGAAATAAATTTTCATTTGAAATAGAGTCTGGAGAAGCTATTCAATTTCATTCTAAGTTAAAAATGGGCGATCATGACACTGCGGAAGTAGACTGGCTTTATTTAGCCTTAGAAGCCAGTACTAGCTCGGCTGGTGCAGACATTTTTATAGGATGTTCATCATAATGCCTAACGATTTAAAATTACAAGAGAACCATCCTTTAGACGAATATCTAAGACCTATTAAAGTTGATGATGAAGTCTCTGCTCTTGAAATTTCTAAAAGCAAAGTTAAGGTAAAAGATTTAGAAGTAACAGGATCTACCGAGGGAGTTTCTGCTAGTGATCCTACAAAACTTCCACTTACTGGTGGAGCTTTAACTGGAGCATTAACTACTAATAGCACTATTGATGGAGTAGATATAGCGACCAGAGATGGCGTTTTAACATCTACAACTACTACTGCAAATGCGGCTCTACCAAAGGCAGGTGGAACTATGACTGGTAGTGTTGATTTTGGTGATAATGATATTACAAATGTAGATTCATTGGATACTGATAAGCTAAGTATAGCAGGTGGAACTGAAATGACAGCTGTAAATGATGAAGATGATATGTCTAGTGATAGTGCAACTGCTTTAGCTACACAGCAATCTATAAAAGCATATGCAGATGGTTTAGCAGGTCAAGTAATAGGATATACATACCTACACCCATCCTCAACTACTTCTCATGAAATACAGAATAGTATGACTGTGGAAGATTCAACTCATCAAATTACATTCAATACACCATCTAGTGAAAAAGTAGAAATAGAGCTTAATTGTTTTATAAATGTAGGCTCTACAGATACAAATATAGATGTAGGATTGAGTGATAGTAGCACTTATAATTCTGTTGGAATGGCTTTTGAATATGATTTAGGGGGTGTATATTTTTCAGATGATGAGGCTGATGATGATATGATTACTATTAAATGGGTTTTAGGTGCATCTGAATTAGCTAGTGTAGGTGCTAGTAATACATTTTATATAGGTTTTTCAACAGCTGGTAGTACTAAAACAGCTTATGTAAACTATGGAACAAGAGCTACACACGGATTTTCCAATCCACCATTTATTATAAAAGCAACAAGTTTACCATCATCAATTTATACAGGATAATAATATGCCAACTTTTTTAAATAAAGCATTTAATACATTTTATAAGAGAATATTGCAAGTAAATCAATCTTCCAATGTTGGTGTAGATGCTACTACAAGATCAATTCAAACAGGAGATGGTGCTAATACTTCTGTCTCATTGTCTGACGATCAATTAACAGTTAAGCCTAATAATGACGATACTACTACTACATTCAATGTTTCTTCTAAAGGTGGAACAAATATACTAGAAGTAGATACAACAAATTCATTAGTAAAAGCAGGTGCATCTCAAACCAATGTTCTTACCTTATATAAAGAAATGGGATTATATGAGTTCTCTCCCGGTGGAGGAACAGATTATCATAATCCTGTAATAGCTAATAATGTTGGTATGCAGGGAGCTGAAAGTATAACATATGATACTATTTGGGGTAATGGAACTGATCCTGCAACAACTTTAGACTTAAGTGCTATGACTGATCCAGAAAATGCAGTTGCTATATATTGGATTTTAGATAGTAATATAACTTTAGATCAAATTACTTATTCAGCTAGATGTGATAATTCTAGCACAATTAATATGCACTTGTTTGCATATGATCTTGATACTAGCTCTAATCATGGAGATTTATCAAATGGTACTGTTCACGCTAATGCTTCATGTTCAGCTACTAACACAACTTTAAAAAAGGGAACTTTTACACTAGATACTGCTAATATAGATGTAAATAAGGTAGTTATAGGTTTTGCACAAAACGAAACAGACACAGCAGATTATAGTGTACACTTTAATATTAAATATCATATTAGATAGGGAGATAGAATTATGGCAGGATATAGTCCAGATACAAATTTAACAGCAACTAGAGGTGGTTCAGCTAGATCTGCAACATCAAATGCAGTAGCTGTTTTAGAAAAAACAAAAGGAGTAAGTTACAATGGAACTACCTCTGATCAAATCTTTTCAATAAGTGAGGCTTCAGAAACTAGCTCTACCATGGGAATCCCTCAAAGAGTTGTAGCCCATAATACTGGAAGTGTTCCTGTTTTCTTGATGACCGGATATGAAACATATGCAACAAGTGATGGTGCTGACGGAGCTACAGAATATCTACATTCTATTGTCCTCCCCGGTGATAGTGTAGAGCTTCCAGTAAGAGCTCTTATCAGTGCAGACAAAACTATTATTGATGGAACTATTGAAAATAATACTAAAATGTCTTCGGTAAATAGCGGTCTTTTATGGTGGGATAGTACAGCAAATTTAGCGGCTCATGTTAGACCTGCTGGAACTAACCCAATCACAGTTACAGTTGGGAGTAATGAAACTAATTCTTTTAGAGTTGGCGATCTTATTCAAATTGGAAGAGGTACTAGCCAAACTGATATAACAGAAGCAAATTATCATAGAGAAATATTAAGAGTTGAGAGTATAACTGATGGAGCAAATATGGTTTGCGAAAGAGCATTATACGGAACTGATGCAGGTGATTATGATCAGACTAATTGGAACGCAGGTCATGGTATCGGTCAACCTGTATACCTACCATTCTTTAATGCCTATCACGATACAGATAGATATAGTGTTGCCCAAACAGATAATGATGGAAAATTTAAATCATTTAACTTTTTTGGAAAAGGCAGAGGTTCTGGAGATTTTTTTGGTATAACTCCCGGATCTGTATGTTTAAAGTTTTACAATCCCGGATATCAAAATTTAGGTCTTTCTGGAATTACAAGTTCTACAGAGTCTGGACTTACTGCAAGTCAGCAATATAAAATAGACCTTACAGTTGACGGTGGAAGCTTATTTCAAGATCTAGCATTTACTGTAGATGGTAGCAATACTAAGTTTGGAGGATCTAATGGAGTTCTACAAAAAATTCAAGATGCTCTTGATGCTCAATATTATACTGCTGGAAATTTATTTGAAAAAGGTGTTAGTGTTGCTATAGTCAATGGAGATATAAGATTTACATCTAAGTCTAGACTTTCTACTTCTGCTATATTGTTAGCAGATACTGGAGATGCCTACTCTCTATTTGATGCTTCTGCTGTAGGGAGAATACCTGCATTAGGCGACTTGATGAGTCCTGTAGGTGCTAAGCTTCCAGAGGATGTTACCTATGATAATCTTACTTTCAGTCAAATTCCAATGAATAATAGTGTTTATGATGATGGCTTAGGTAATCTTGGAGGAATGGCTAGAGGTACTATAAATTATGAAACTGGAGCAATAGATTTTACTGGAGCTCCAGCAAATGCTGAATTTGTATTCTCAGCTATTGTAAATGGTGCTTTTTCTGGAAAAGTTAACCCTTCTGTAGATGGTAGAGCAAATACAATGGTAGAGATATGTGCCAATACTTCTTCTATAAAAAGGAATGGTCAAATTAAATTAGAGGTATTTTAAAATCTATATGTTATATAATAAAAAAAAGAAGAAAAAGATTAAAAAGAAAAGGAGAAGATAGATGGCTAGTTTTCCAGTATATTGCACAGCCTCACAGTTAAGAGATGTTTACCCACATATAGATTCTTTTGATTCTAAGACTCCTATCTATGGATTTTCATTAGGATATAGTGATTGGTTTGATAGTTCTGTTGATATTTATTATGCTCACAATGTTGGTAATATTACTAATCTTTATTGGGATGGAGCTAAAATGAATAAAGTAACATATAACACAACTGCTACAACTACTCTTGGAGAAGCTTTAACTTCTGCAGATGTCAGTACTATTAATGTAGGTGCTTCTGGGAATATAGCTCCCGGAGATATTATAAAAATAGATAATGAATATATGAATACTACTGCCAGTGCTGGTATAGGGGGAACTACAATAACTATAGCTACTCCAGCAACTAATAGAGGATTATTTGGAACTTCTGTTTCCTCACATGCACACAGTCAAAGTATCTATAAAGTTTTTGAAGGATCCGATATAGGAGCCGCTGATTCTGCAAGTGATGCAGGAGTTTTTATGTATGATTCAGATTTAGATTTATTAATAATTGGAGTAGATTCAAAAGATCCTAATGATTATTTAATTGAATCTGGAGAAGATTATTCCACTTTAATTACAAGAGTTTTAAGTAATGCTTCTAGATATTTTGACAGTAGGGTAGATTCTACATTACCAAGAAATCAATGGAAAGATAAAGATGGTAATTTTGATTATATTGTAATTAGAACCACTGCACTTATAGCCGCTACATTTCTATTAAAAGCTCAAGATCCTACTAATGAAATGATTTCTGTTTTTGAGGAAGAGTATAATATGAATCTTGGACTTATAAATGGAGGTCAAGCAAAGCTTTCAAATCAGAATACTGCAGATTCATCTAAAGGTATTATTCGTGATGTAACTTACACAGGATCTATAAGACCTGTAGATACTAGAGGAAGATGGCGAGGAACTTATGATGTGTTGAAGGTTGAAATAACTGCTTCCGGTGCCTATGGAGTTGCAACTTATTCTGTATGGGCTAAGGGAAATGATAAGCTTGGCTCTTTAGAGGGTAATAAAGTTGTTGATGAGCAGAAAATTACTGGAGACTACCAAACTCTTGCAGGTGGATTACAAATTAGATTTGAGGGAGCTGGTTCTGGATCTCTTGCAGTAGATGGAGATAAGTGGGAGATTGAAGTTTTTGGAGATGGTGAAGAGGTAGATAACCCTGTAGTTAGGTCTGTTAAAATGACTAGAGGTTGGAACCCTAATAGATACAGATAACCCTTGCAAAATAAATTAAATACTACATAAATTATGCCTACAAGTTTTACAAATAATTGGAAGAATATCTTAGATAAGCTAGAGAGTGTTTTTAAGACGGAATTTAAAGGTGCTTTAAAGGTTATGATAGGAGCTTCATCAGATATTGGCGGTCAATATTTAAGTCTTGAGCCTTTAAGCTCTGACCTAATATCATTGACTAAGCACTCTGAAGAAAGGGAATTTTCTATAGAAATCTCTTATCACTTTAAAGATGTTAATATTAAGTCTAAGGCACTTGATCACATTCTAAGATATGTTTCTAGAATAGAAGCTTTAATTCAAAATAATGTTGTTATGACATATACTAATGAGAGTTCGGTAACTGAAAAGATTTATAATTGTAGGATAGAATCTACAAATTTAGGTGAAGGGTCTGATGGAGAGTATATAGTTGTATTTGATTTAAAGTGCTTACACTTAGGTAATCTTTCATAAAGGAGAAGTATGGCAAAATATAAAGCAAAAGATAGTTATTTAACTTTGGATGATATGAGTAATTTTAACAAATTTTCTAGTCCTGCAAAACACAATGTTTTAATGGATGGTAGGATTATAGAATTATCACAAGTTCCAGATAAATTAAAAAAACATTTAGAATTAGTAGAGGAAGTTAAGCCCGTTTCAAAAACAGTAGTAGCTGAAAAAAGCGTTTCTCCTCAAAAACAAGAAAAGTCAATAAAAAAGGAGACTAAATAATGGCTGAAACAAATTTTCAAGCAAAAAGTGATGTTCAACTACTGATAGGAAGTACCTCTATAGCCCTTGGAACCATACATGCACAAGACGATAGCTGGATTGCTGTTCAATGTACAGACTATTCATTTTCAGTTTTGGGAGCAGAATTAGAAACAGCTCCTCATAGAGCTGGAACTTTTGGACATGTTGAGGGAATGGGTCATCATAGATCTGATACTCAAATGTATGAAGCTAGTGTAACCTGTAGAGGAACTTCAAAAGCTGTGCAACTTGCATATTTAGCTCTTATGGGTGATGGTGCTAGTCCTATGCCACTTGTACCTACATCAAACACAGGAGTGATGAAAGATGCTACAGCAAGTGCAAGTGCTGTTTCTTTACTTTTCAAAGGTGCAGGTTCTGATGCTACTAAGGTAGACCTTGCTATGGTTGGATGTTTTGCTACATCAGTAACTTTAAAGCAAGATGTCGGAAGTAATGGTGGAGAAACTGTTCTTGAAGCTACATTTACAACTGCATATAGACCAGAAGATATTGCGGCTCCAACAATAGATGCAATTACTGCAGACAGTGGAATTGTTAGTAATATTTTTGGGTTAGCAACTTCAACTCTTGCGGCTCAACCATTAGCTTTGAATAGTTGGGAAATAACAGCTTCACGATCTTTAGAAAGAATTGGCTATAAAGATACTACTAATTACAAGCCATATGGTTATGCACAAACAAGTCCTTATGAAGTTACTGGAAGCCTTGTATGTAAAAGAGATGATAGTATTGAAGATCTTTTAGCAAATTTTAAAGGAGATAGTACAGGAATAGCTTTATCCTTAATAGATACTACAGGAGCTAATTTAACCATTTCAGCTCCAGATGTTATGATAAATGGAAGTAGTGTAGATTCTGGTGGAGGTTATTTATTACAAACTATAAACTTTACTGCTTTTGCTGAGACTGAATCTGATGACATTGTTCGTGTAACGATAGCTAATTAAATTATTTTTTTAAATAATAGGAGAGAAAATGGCTAAAAAGAATGTAGAACTTGCCTCTGGTAGGAAGGTTCAATTAAAAGAAATGTCTGTTGATGAGATTGATTTTTGCAGTGATATTGCAGAAGTTATATATAATCAAGAGGGCGAGGTAACAACTGTTAGAGGCACTTCTAAATCAAGGACTGCTTGGATTAGAAGAGGTCTTGATGGTGGAGACTTTAAAGATTTTTCTTTAGACAATAAGGGATTTGCTAGTGATTCTGTTATCAGAGAACTTACTGAGGTAGAGAAAAATGAGCTTATGATGCTTATTCAAGGATATCAAAGCTTGGGGGAATAGAATCCCTTGCACTTGAAATAAATATCCATTTGGATAATTGGTGTGAGGGTTGTAGATTCCACGACTTTCCCTATAAAGCAAAACCTCCAATCAAGATTGATGGAAAATATTCTTTTAAAAACTTTACCTGCAAGGAAGATGTTTATGATGTTGTAGAAATGCTTTCAAAAGAGATTAAGGATCATAATAAAAATAAAGGGGGTAAAGGTTTGGATATCGCTATGGCTTTGTCAAAACAATTACCCCATTTTTGTTGTCCTAATTTATTTTACGACTTAAGGCATCAAAAGGATATTGAAAAATATTTATACTGCAAGGAATTTGGAGTCTCTCCGTATGAAGGCTCTTATAATAATCAGCCTAAGAAATGGATTTCTAAATCATTTTTTATAAAAAAGGCTTTTGCTAAAAAAGAACAAGCTTTAATAGAAGCGAATAATAAAGAGGTGGAAAATGGCTAGTGTAGTTGTTGATTTAAAAAAGAATATTCTAGAACTTGCAAAAGCTAATCAGACATTAGGTACTAAGGTAAAAGTTGCTCAGAAGGATATGGAGAACTTTGCTTTAGCTAATAAAAAGGTTAGAGATAGCTTTGATCAAGCCGCTAATAAATTGGCTAAGGGTAAGGTGGAAGTTGACGACTTAATGGAAGCCTTTAAGTCCTATTCTAAAGTTTTAAATGCAAATGAAAAAGCTGTATTAAAAGCACAAGAGGCAGAGAAAAAAGCTCAAGCTATTGCTGATAAAAGAATTGCTCAAATGCGTAAGAACATGGAGCAATCTGAGGCAGTTAGAAAAAACAATCTACTAAAAAAGAAACTTGATGCTGATCTTCTATCTCAACAAAAACAAGCAATAAAAATATCAAATTCACACTCCCAAGCTCTAATTGAAGATAAAAAAAGGACAGAACAGGCAAATGTAGCTAACCAGAGAAGAGTTACTCAGATTAGGAAGTTAATTCTTAATATGAAAGATGCTGGTAAGGACACTAGAGCATTTGCTCTTGAAAATAAAAGATTAATTCAATCTGCTAAAAAATCTCAAGCTGGATTAGAGAAATTAACTAGAGCAACAAAAAATTATAATACTCAGCTTAAATTAGGTTGGTTCAATGTAAGAAACTTTAGGAACGCTAGTGGGAAAATGGCTCCCACTTTATCTGTATTAAGGTCAAAACTTTTATTAGTATCTTTTGGACTTCAAGTACTTACAGGGAACATCCTTGTTAAAGCTATAAAAAATACCATTCAAGCAGCCTCTACATTTGAAAATTTAAAAGTTAGGCTAACATCTTTATATGGATCTGTTCAAAGAGGGTCTAAAGCTTTTGAAGTATTTAACAAGGTAGCCGCTACTACACCATTCCAATTACAAAATGTTGTAGATGCTGGTGCAAAGCTAAAAGCTTTTGGAGTTAATGCAGAAGAAATGATAAAGCCTGTATCTGACTTAGCCGCTTTTATGGGAGTAGATGTAGTTGAAGCCGCAGGTGCTATGGGTAGAGCTTTTGCAGGAGGAGCAGGAGCGGCTGATGTACTTAGAGAAAGAGGTATTTTACAGTTAATTAAGACTACTCAAGGTATTGATGACCTAACTAAATTAACTCTTCCACAATTTAGACAAGCTTTACAAGCTACATTGGTAGATCCTGTAGCTGGTATTGAAGGCTCTACAACAAAATTAGCAAAAACTTATACAGGTGCTGTATCTAATATGCAAGATTCAGTTTCAAGAGCTTCTGCACAAATAGGCACTCATTTTAATGATTTGGCTATTAGAGTTACAAACAGCATAGGTAGAATGGCTAATAGGATGGAAGATTGGGCTAGATCAGATCTTCAAAGGCTTATTGAGATAGCTAAAGAAACTAATGATATTGAATTACTAGCACAGCTTCGAAAGGATCTTGAAGATAAAAAAGTAGAAAATAATTTAAAGCACCTTAGAAAAGAATTTCTTAGTCTATTGGGAGATTTACAAAAAGGAGATGGAGGTAAATTTGTTAATAGTTTGACAGAGTCTGAGGGTAAGCTTGGAGGCGTCTGGGATCTTATTAGAAATATTAATACAAGTCTTAATATTCGATCTAGTGCTAGTCAATTTATAAATATAGAAAATGCAGAACAGGCTGTAAATCTTCAAGAAGCTCTTAGAACCTCACTGGTAAAAACACTAGATGCAAGAAATAATTTAATGTCAGAAACTAGCAGTCTATGGGGAACTGAAAAAAAATCCAATATGGAAAAAATTGTAGCTTATGATGATCAAGTTAAGCTACTTAGATTACTTTCTATTCAAATGGAAAAAATAACTGGAAAAACCTTAGATCTTGCATCTGCAAGAACAAGGGCATTTGGAGTTTCTGAAGCTAGATCTATAGATAAAGTAATTGAGTTAATAGATTATGAAGGTGAAAGTGTTGAGAAGGTTGTTCCTGCTTATGTAACTTTAAATGAATTATATAAAAATACTAATCAAGCTCAATTAGCTGTTATTCAATCTAATATTAATTTAATTGAAGGAATAGAGAAGGAGTACGGATCTACCGAAGAATCTGTAAGGGTTTTAGCTATGCTTAACAAGCAGTATAATGATTTAGATCCTGTTGAGCGAGAAAGGGTAAAAAGAGCAAAAGAGCAGGCAGACGAAACAGATAGGCTTAAGGAATTAAATAAAGAAGAGATTAAAAGCCAAAAACTTCGACTAGACATTTTAAAAGTTAGTAATCCACAGATGGATATTGAAACTCAGCTTAAAATAGAAGGGATTAAAGCTAGGGCTAAAGGAATAGATACAGATAAAGCTTGGATTGCTGATAGGAGAGAAGAATTAATTCTAATTAAGAAATTACAAACTGCTACTGAAAAATGGAATGATGCAAATAGCAATGCTGATGCTATAAAAGAAGCAAATAAGCAAGAAGCAACAACTTTATCACAGCGTATTGAAATCTTAAAAGCTACAAAAAATAATGCAACTTTAGAAGATGAGCTTAATTTAGCTAAGATAGTAGCTAAACAAAATGATATAGAAATAACTACTGAGTGGATAAAATCTAAAACTGAAGAGTTAAAATTAATAAGGAAAATAGCACAGGCTAAAAAAGATGATGCTCTTGCTGAGGCTAATAAAAACGAAATAGAGAGTATGAGGCTCCGTATAAAGCTTTTAAAAGCAACAGTTCCTAATATGACTTTAGAGCAGGAAGTAGAATTAGAGGCAATAAAAGCTAGGGAAAAAGGTATAAAAACAGGGATTTTCTGGAGAACTCAAAAGGCAACTGAAATACTGCTTACGAGACAGCTTACTAAAGATACTAAAGAATATAATGATGAAGTATCTAAAGATGCGTCTAAAAAAAATATAATAGAAAACCTTAAACAAGAAAATAAGTTGATGGGTTATAAATTGAAGCAAGGATTAGTTAATAATAAAAATTTAACTAAAGAGCAAATGCTTAAAATTGAAAAAATAAAGGCTAATGATGAAGAGCTTACATCTGATAAGGATTGGATTTTTTTTACGGAGCAAAAAATACTGCTTAAAATAAGACTTAATGAGCTAAGTGAAGAGACAAAAAATAATACAAAAGAAGCTATTGCATTAAGAATAAAAGAAAATATAGCTAATGAAGAGGGAAATAGAATTTTATCAGCTAGGGATAGTATAATAGGAACTTCTGTTAGAAGCTTAGGCTCTGTGGCTGGAGGTGCTTTAAGTGCTATTGGAGGGGGAATGTCTGGTAATTTCAAAACTGATGCTTTTAGTAACTTAGCTGATGCACAACAAGCTTCGTCAACTGTTGTAGGTTCAGACGGTGAACTAGATACTAAAATCAATAATGATTTTATCAAAACTTTTAGGATTAACAATAATGCCAAGCATGAAAATGCAGAGCTATCAGCAGAGCTTAGACAAGCAGAAATAGATGCAACTCAAGCCTATTATACACAATTAGGAGATATGGCTACAACTTTTATACAGCAAGAAGCACAAAAGCATAAAGCTGGTATAATGAATGAACATAAAGCAGAAATGAGCAGACTTAAAGACTCTCTAAAATATAAGAGATCATCTGATGCTCAGAAGGCAAAATTAGAAGATGAAGTAAATGCTAAAACTAATAAAAAACTTAAAAAACAATTTCGAATAGAACAACTTGCTTCTATAGCTTCTGTATGGATGGATGCTATTAAAGCTCAATTTAAAATGGTTGGTAAATCTCCTGTTAGCTTAGGTATGCCTTGGACTGCTCTTATAAACGGAATGGCTATTGCACAAACAGGATTAATAATGGCTCAAAAACCTCCTACTGCTGAAAAAGGTGGTTTAGTTTTAGGTAATAGGCACTCTCAAGGAGGAACAATTATTGAAGCTGAGAGAGGTGAGTTTATTATGAGTAGAAATGCAGTTCAAAGTGCTGGAATAGAGACTATGAATAAAATAAATCAAGGAGGTGCTGGAGGAGGATCTAATTTAACCTTTAATATCTCTGGAAATGTTATGAGTTCTGATTTTGTAGAAGGAGAATTAGCTGATAAAATTAAAACAGCTATAAGAAGAGGTGCAGATTTTGGAATTAATTAAAAGGAAATTGATAGATTTCTTGTTAAATTTAAATATAAGCATTGGTAAAAAATTAGTATTTTATAAAGCTAAGTACTCTGAAGATGAAGTTCTTGAAAAGGAGATTAATAAACATTCTTCAGAGGGCAGTAAATTTGATCTTAGAGGCATGACTGATAGATTGAAAAATGTATTAATTTACGATCAAGATGTGATAGATAAGAGATGGGATGAGTGTGCAAATTGTGAATTTTTAATAAAGCCTACAAATAATTGTAAAAAATGTGGATGCTTTATGAAAGCTAAAACAAGAGTTGCTACTGCTAGTTGCCCTATAGGTAAGTGGGATAAGGAATATGATTTTATAAAAGGAGCTCCAGTTGGCAAATAATTACTACGAAAGTATAGCTAAAAGAGTACCAGACAAATTCTTTAGACATATATCTGAAGTAAATCATACTACCTTAATTCCTGTAATTGCTATTGGTGATTGTGAAATGTGGGATCAATCTCTTATTACTAGCGATCCTTATGGAGCTAATCAAAAAGCTAGTGATTGGAGAACTAATGCTATTTGGGTTAGCACAGCTGGATTTAGCTGGACAGATTCTTTTCAAGTAAGCAGTGGTGGAAGTTGGCAAAAAGATTATATGGAAGTTCTTCCATTATTAACTAATATACCAACTTTAAAAGAAAGTGTAAACTTAGAAAGTAGAAAATATTCAATAAATTCTGTTACTCTAGAATTTTCAAATTCTCTATTAACCACGGAGTATGCCGGCTCAACAATAAGTGAACTTTTAAATGATAAATTTGGTTCATTATACAATGTTGAATGTAGAATATTTTGGAAAGCTCCAGATAGTATAATTTTTTATCCTGCAGGAACTGCAGATACTCCACCTTCAGAATCTGCCTATCAAGTTTACTTTGGATATATAAAAGATTTTAAAATATCTAAAAATTCTATTTCAATCGAATTAGAAGATAAAAGTCAAGATTTTTTAAATGTTGAGCTCCCTACAGAAAAAGTAAGCGATCAAGCTTTTGATAAATATAAAAATAAACCCTATCCCATGGTCTATGGTCATGTTGATAGATCTCCTTGTGTTATAGAAAATTCTATAGATTTAGATGATTGGGGATTAGGAGCTGGAAATTTAAGTGTTATTGCTGATAAAGATAGTAGCACTACAATAGAAGATTATGGATTTTTTGTAGGCTTTGATAATAAAAGCTTAAGAGTGCCAGAAAAATTAATTCCTGTAGATCCCAAGATGCAAAATTTAAGTCCGGGCTATTTTGATTCTACTGGTTATGGAGAAGGGGTTGACCAGTGGGAAAAATCTGCATCTGGAGGCATTACTTTAATATCTCTTGCAACAGACGAAGAAAATACAAATCCAGTAGCTAACAACTCTATAGTAGTTGAAGAAGTTGCGACAATTGATGGTGATAAAGTTACATTTGAACCTGTTAGAAATAAATCTGTATATTGGTCTAATAAGCATCATACTAGTTTAAATAAGACTGTAAATTATGCATATTATGCAGGTATCTGGGATAAAGAGCATAATACATTTACATCTACAGTTAGAACTGCACCTCATTCCGATTTTTTTGGAGTTCCAGCCGACTTTGATGATGATTGGTTTAACTCTTCTATACTTGATGATGGTATAGAATCTAATTTTATGGGTGTTAATTATGACAATGGTACTAATAATGATATTAATACTCCAGATGATTGGACAAGATCTGAAGATGGTCATGATATAATTATGGGTGGTCTAGCTATAAAAACAAATCCTTCTTCTGATCAATTTTTATTAGGATATTTTACAGCAGATTTAGGAGTATATCTTGCAAGAATGCAGAAGTATTCTTCTGGAGGAGATTATGCTTCAAATACTGGTAGTATGGATATTGTTCTTAGAATTGGAGCATCTAGATCTACAAGTGCAGGTTATAAATTTAGAGAAATTAGATCTTTTAATCTTGATGGATTTGATGGACATGATTGGCAAAGTGCAGATGATAGTGATGATGATAATGTGCAATGGAATAATTACACTTTTGCACATCAAATTCAAGATGGTGATGGAGGTGGAGCTTCGGAAATACTTTGTTATTTACAATCACAAGATGGAGAGTTTTTAGGTCAAATTGAATTTAAAGATTTCAAAGTTGTAACTCATACAGAGCTTAAAGATTTAACTAAACTTGATTTATTTGCAGATGTTTATGGAAGAAAGACAGGTGCTAATGATTATAATTCAATAATTAAAGATCTTTTACAAAATCAGCTTGGCTTTCCAACTGACAGAAGGATAATAAATGTTCAAGACACTTCTTTTGACTGGAGATATTCCTTCACTATAGAAGATTTAATTACATCTAAAAAATTAATAGAAGAATTTAATTCTGCAACTCCTTATATTTCATATGTAACTTCTAATGGAGATTTTTTTACAAGAGATATACCTGCAACACCTGCAACTGCTTTTGCAGAAATACATGAAAAAGATGTAATAGACTTCTCTTTTAAGAGAACAGATTTTAATAAAATTTATTCAAAAATAGAACTTCATTATAATTGGAATTATATTACTCAAGAATTTGATGGACTTGAAGAAATTAGTGTTGATTCTTTCAATGGTGATGGAGAAGCTCTTGGCTATAACTCAAATCCTTGGAGTCATGATTATTACAAAACCACAGAAAAATCAACAACATTAGTAATTGATGATCATAGAGGTAAATATATAAGAAGTACTCAAACTGCAGTTGATTTTTCTACTTTTATGCTAATGTATAATTGCAATCAACATTTAATAATGAAAGTTAAACTTCCTGTTAGTTTTATCTATTTAAACATAGGTGATTTAATTAAATTTAACGACCTTTTAGGAGGCTTAAAGCCTTATGGAATAGATTACACTTCAGCTAGTCAATCTGTAAATGGTCAGTTAATATATAATAGGTTTATGATTACCTCCATTAATAAAAAAATAGATTCTATAGAGGTGGAATTGACTCAGCTTCACAATCTTTCAGCTAGTATTGCAGTAGGTTGCACAGACTCAAATGCGGCAACTTATAATTCAGATGCAGTTATAGATGATGGCAGTTGCTTATATACAGATCCATGCAACAATGTAGTTCCCTATGGAGAAATACATCCAGACTGTGGTGTTGATTGCACAGGTCTTGCAGGTGGAACTGCTGTAATAGATAGTTGTGGAGTTTGTGGAGGGCTAGGTGCAAGTTGTTCTGGCTGTGGGGATGCAAATGCTCTTAATTATGATGTTAGTGCATCTAGTTTTAGTTGGGATGCTTGTTTTTTTTGGAGAAAATTAAACACCGCCCTAAATGAACCTGCATGTCCTTATACATCTGGAGAGTATAGTTGTGAGACAGGCACTTATATAAATAATACATTTTGTTTAGATCCAGCTTATAGCCATCAATGTTATAGTGGATCTCCTTCAAGATCAAGGGGTGTTTGGGTAGTGGGGGGAGTAGGAGCAGACTCATACGCTTCAGAAGATTTAATACCTTTAGAAGATGTTAAAAACTATATAGATAATGGATGTTATGATGATGGGTCTGGATCAGATTGTGCTAGCTATCCTCCTACATTATTATATGAATCAGATTGTCAAGGCGATTGTATTAAGCCTCAATGGTATATATACAAATTTATATTTCGTATAAAGTTACCAGACGGCAGAGTAAAAAGCTTTATTGTAGAAAACGATTATATATCTGATCAATACGGACAAGTGCCTTTTTTTGAAATATTTGGAGAAGATTTTTTAGAAGATATGGTTTATGGATTTGATGGATGGACTACATGGGATATTGTCTTACAATTAAGACTTACTGGAGACTATTATGAGGGTTCGCACTCAAGAGATGTTAAAGTTAAATGGAATGCAAAACATGAAAATATTACAGGAAATTCTGCAAATTCACCTGCTTGGATTAATCCTCCTCAATGGAGTAACTCTGATTGCACTCCTGTTGAAGATGAAAATGGAAATCTTGTAGTTGATGAAGAATTATGTGGCTTTGTAGATTATTTTACTAATTTAAATAACGGACAAAATACTGTATATCTAACCGACCAAGGTTGGAATGGTGATCCAAATTACGGTGGAGCAAATTTTTTCCAAGATTATAGAAACAATGCATTTGTAGGAGATGGTGTTGGAGGTGTTTTAAAGGTTAAATTTAATTTTGCTGTTAGTCCTCTTGAGGGTAATGGGCTTCAAGAGCTTGAGCAAGAACTATGGATCAATTATTATCCTACAGATTGTTATCCTCCGGGATTTATTACCTATCCTACTCTTTTTGGTGAATATACTGCTGGGGATATGAGACATGATAGCATAAATACAGATGATTATTATGAATTTTCAGATTGCATGACAGCTGGAACCTATCCTTGGTCAAATTTTAAGTGGAATGATTCAGATTGCTATTATCATCCTAGAGCATGTGCCATGGATATGAATCAAAGTGGAGGTTATCCAAGCTATATAGATCTTCTTTTATTAGCAGATCTTTTAAATTGCATATCATCTCCCTATGAACTAGATTATAACACGGATCGTTATGATAGTTGCATGGAAGAAATTGGGCTACCGAGAACTAATCTTGAATTTTGGGATGTTTAAATGAAAATATATTATGGAAATAGTAGTTGTTTTATAGATGGAGAGCCTTCTCTTGTTAGTATTAGATATAAAGGTTTAGTAGAAATTACAGACAAAACAGATAAACAATATTTTATAAAAGTGTCTGATAGTAAAATATTTATACTTCCAAATTCAAGGACTGATGTTAAATTAAAAGATTTATTTAGTTATGAAGGAGATTTTACTATTATTAATTGCAAGGCTATTGTAGATGGAAATACAAAATCTGTAATAATTAAAAAATTATCAAATTATAGTGATTTTATTACTTCAAAATCTGAAGATATAGATACTCTTGCTCAAGATCTTGGGGATAAGGGCAATAGACCAAAATCTATTACCAAGAGTAGATTGATAAATCCATATATTTCTAATCATACTAAAAGCCATACCCAAGAAAAAGAAGATTTATATATAGATAAAAATGTAAAATATGAAGGAGATTACAATATAAATATAGAAACTTTAGATATTATGACTGGTTCTGAAATTACACCAGACTCTAAACCATTATTCTACAAGAATGGCAAGGGAATTAGAAGTTCATTTAAAGAAAGTTACGAAAAAAGTCCATTCTATAAAGCAAGTAAAATTAGAAAATCTAAGACATCTCTTCCATCTAAAAGATCTACACCTAGAAAAATAGGAAAATAAATGGCTATATCTACATATCAATCGGTAGGAACTCCTAGATTTTGGGTATCAGCATTACAATGGCTATATGTTCAAAGGTTTTTAAACCCTATAGCCGGAAATGATGATGGCAGTTATTTAACCGGCAAAAGTGTAAAGAAAATAGTTATGGTAAATCCCACATGTCCTACTGTTTTAACTTTCCCAGTTGGAGCTACTGGTGCCTATGTTATAACTTTTCACGCTTCTCATTCTTTTAATTTTCATAATTTAATGCCTAGTAAAAATAATTTTTATATGCTTTTAGGACATAATTTTGGAAGTTTTAGTAGTGGAAATAATTGTAGCCATAAGATTCAGCTAGGTGGAGGAGCTTACAACCAATTAGCAGGAAATCCATATGTCAATTTTAATTCATCCGGTTATTCTCCCTATGACGGATTCAGTATAAGTATTGGCGATAATCATAACACTGCCAATGAGCCAAGAGTTAGATTTATAATACAGGATTATGACAATTCATATCCTTATGAAATTGGATCTATTTTATATGGAACATATTACGATATAGAACATGCTCCAAATATAGATCTATCTATGTCAAGAGAATATAATAAGCAAGTAGAGCATACAGGAACTACAGGTCAATCTATTACAAACTCTCTTGGAACTTCATCACCTAATTGGTCAAGGCTTCATCCGTGGCAATTAGCTGAAAATGATTTCTACAGTTATGCGGGTTACAGACCGGGAATGTCTGCTACTCAATCTGGAAGAAGAGTTTGGGATTTAAAATTTCAATACCTAGATCATTCTTCAGTTATAGGAGCTAACACATCTTTAAATAATATAAGATATGACTCAACTGACAACATAAATTCTGAAGATGCTTATAGTGTTAATAGATTTCAAAACGGATTATTAAAAAATTATGATTTTTTTAGTGTAGTATGGCATAAGACTTTAGGAGGAACTCTTCCATTTGTTTTTCAACCAGACTCAAATAATAAAAGTCCAGATCAATTTGCTATATGTAAAATTAAATCTAATTCTTTAAAAATAAATCAAACTGCACCTAATCTTTACGATATAGGTCTTGTAATAGAGGAGGTCTGGTAATGGGTTACGGAAGTGTAGGAGCTCCAACTTTTTATATAAATATGCCAGAATTTTATAATTCAAGAGGAATAGATCCTATATATCATGATGATATTTATTCTTCGGCAGACTTAAGTATGATTAGAAAAATATTAAGTCCTACTGTAAATAAAATTTTATTATCTGAGGATATTTTTTTTAATGATATTTTAGGAAATGTTGCCACCGATTCCTCTGGAACTTTTACACATAGCCCATTTACAGGAAGTACTAAAAATTATATAGCAATATTTGATCACAGCCTAAAGACATCTAATGTCTACCTTGAGCCATATTCTCATGATGCTGGTAGTTTTGGTAGTGTAATGGCATTTAGTGATGTAGTTAATTATGGAGCAGGAGCTCCAGAGTTTGATGGATTTAGCCTAACTAGATTTACATCTACTACATACAATGGAATAAATAAAAGCTCTGGCTCTGTAAATATGGGTTCAATTATGACAGGCAATTACTATACAATGCCTCAAAATGCAGATTTAAATTTATCTATAAATTATGAAATGGATGGAATAAAAAAAATAAGAACAAAGTCTGGAAATGATTTATTAAATTATAATTATGTACAATCCAGCATACATTATGAAGATGGCACTATGGCTAACCTGTATCGTCTTGGTAAAAGTGGTAGGAGGTCTTGGGATCTTGAATTTAGCTATATGAGTGCAGAAAATTTATTACCTGCAACAGGATCATTTGAATACTATTCAACTTTTTATGATGACTATTCTACTGCTTGGACAACTAATGAAAATACCCTATTTCTTGGAGATAATTTTTTTAGTCAAGTTATGCATAGGACTAATGGTGGACAGATCCCATTCTTATTTCAGCCGGACTCCACCAATGATAATATAGATCAGTTTGCACTTTGCACAATAGATGGGTCTAGTATAGAATTTAAGCAAGTAGCTCCACAAGTTTACAATATAAGTCTTAAGATTCGTGAGACTTGGTAGTTACTGAATAACTCCCATCCCAAGTTCTGATTCCGGCATTTCTTCTCCATCCTCTATAGAGCTAATATAACAATCCTTAGCATAATTTGCTATTAAGATTGCATCACTAACATTAAAAGTAATTTTTATATTAGGGTATAAAGTTTCAGCATATTCTTTTAACCACTTCTTCCTATCTCTTCCTTGTAAATTAGGAGCATCTAAGCTTCCCTGCCATTTTCTAGGAGATATATTGTAAACATCTACCTTATTAGCACCTGCAATACCTTTCCATAAACCATAATTATATCCAAACCTAAATGCACCAACTCTACCATCTCCGGGAAATGACCATACATGCTCTACAAATAAAACAACATTGTCCGGATTGTCTGCAAGTTTTACACCTACCTCAAACAACTCAGCCATTTCGTGGACAGTTTTTGGACATCTCATAGATTGAATAGAAAAGCTATCCATCTCCTGTTTTATAAATGCAATCCCTCCATTCATACCGGGATCTATCCCTATAAAAACTTTATCCTTATAACTTTGCATTTGCCCTAGCCTCCTTAAATTCTTCCATTGTGTTGTATAGCTTAACTTTATCTCCATCAAAGCCTAGTTTTACTGCTCCAGAATTACCATACCTAACCTTTGATCCTATTATTTCTATTCCATTTGCTCCAACTTTACTCTTAGCAAAATTTATCTTATAATCATAAAATACAAACCAAACATTTTCAGCTACTTGTTCGATAGAACCACTCTCAGCAAGATCTGACAACATTGGTCTTTGATTTATCCTACTTTCTAAAGCTCTATTTAATTGAGAAACTAATATAGAACAGCATCCAACCGACTTTGATAGCCATTTATAACTATTGACAATAGTTTCTAACTGCAATCTTCTCTGCTCTTGAGGATTCTCCGGCTTTATAAGTTGAATATAATCATCAATAACTACATCCGGCTTAAATTTTTTAACTTCTGAGGCACTTGAGCTAAAATCTTTAAGGTTGTCAAACATAACAAACCTATCCTCTGAATATTTTTGTATTATATGCTCTTTAGTTTTACCAAGCTCTCCCATTGAATACATGTCAAAAACACCCTTACGGATCATACTATAAGAAAGGCTCTGACTCTCCAATGCTATTAATTTTTTAAGCATTTCAGTATTGGTCATCTCTCTATTTATAAGCATAACCTTCTTACCATCTTCTATGAACTTTTTTATTAAATTTATAGTAAATGTAGTCTTACCATGTCCGGGTCTACCTCCAACTATAGTTATCTCACCTCTAGTCATACCACCTGCTAACTCATCTAATCCAGAGAATCCAGTTTCTATTAAGTTTGTTTCTCCCTGCTCTATGCTATCAATAACATCATTCATAGAGCTAGTTATATTAAACTTTTCTCCGGGCTTTGTTTGTATAAGCTCTCCAATAAGGGAGTGGGTTTCACTTAAAACTTGATATGTTTGAGAGTAATTATCTTTAGCTAAATCATTAATTTTCAAAGACTTAGCCATAATTAATCTCATTATATGTTTTTCATATATAGCTTTAGCATAAACTATTGCTCTTTCTTTACCTGCATTATAATTATATAACTCTGCTATATAATGTGCACTTAAACCTACACTTTTTTCTGATGCAGTTAAAGTTGTTGACAGAGTTACATGGTCAACAGAATTTCCTGCTTTTAAAATAGATCCTATTTTATTCCAAAGCATTCTGCTAGTTTTTTTGTATAGATAATCTTCATTTACATAACTAAGAACTGAATCATATATAGAATTGTCATCTAACACAGATCCTATAAGAGCATCTTCAGCTTCTTCAGCTTTAGGGATATTTACATCATTCATTTACATTTCCTTTATTTACATTATTTAATCAAAGTAGCATTCCGGACAAATCTTCCTATTCAATTTATAACTAGGATAATCTTCATATTTATAAAGAGTTTTACCCTTCTTATAAGGGTGCGGCTCAAATGCAAGTTCCCAAGACTCCTTGCAAGAAGTACAATATGAAACTTTACCGTGCCTAACACCACTCTCTTGATTTGCTTTATTGTCCTGTGCTACAGAAACATTGTAAGTACACCACCATCCGTGTTCCTTACGCTCCCATTCCTTTATTTTCACTTTCCTCTTCCTCCTTTAATTCTATTATTTTACCACAAAGATATATACAACAATCTAATACTTCTTCTAAAGCCTCTTGGACAAAATCCCTACCATCAGAAACCATATTAGGCTTACCATACTTAATTGCTCCTAGCTCAAGCCTCTCTTGAATGAGCTCTTTTATTTTATTATTCATATTTTTTTAAAATTTTATTAACAGCGTTTAATGAAATCTTGAACCAATCAGCTATTTGTTTTTTAGTCCAAGTAAAATTCTTCCTCGCAGACAGTATTAGTCTATCTCTTTTATTCATATATAGAAAGGGGAAAGCCTAGGATAGGCACCCAAAAGCCTAATAACTCTCCCCCTCCTCTCCAATAATTTTATAAAATTAAGATACAATTTCAGATGTATCAAAATTCTTGACAGGAATTATATATGTAGGTTTTTTAATTACCCTTAACTGCCCTTTACTAATAATCATATCAATGCTACCAGTATAAATTTTAGGATTTTTACCAATAGTAAATTTATGAACTTTCTCTCCATTTAATTTTCTCTCTAGGAGAATGTTTTGAGATATTCCTATGCATAAATCTTGCTCTCCCTTTGTAAACTGACCTTCCTTACATTGGAATGGCGACCTTACATTATGTATTTTTCTTTCCATCTTACAACTCCTTATTATTTAGGAACACACTCAGCCATAGCTTCAAGTGTTTTACCTGCTATCCCAACAGGATCATTCGACTCTACTATTTTTGTGAAACCTTCAACTGCTATTCTATATTGAGACTCCCTAACACCAAGCTTTGCAACTAACATAGAATTTTCTCTAGTCAAATCTTCTACAATATCTTTCATTATAATAGCCTTTCGTGTTCTTTTTTATTTTTACTGCCAAGCTCTCTCTTAGCACATTTTTTACATATCATATCTAATAGTAATCTACTATCAAACACACTATACCATTTATACCACATTGAATTTAAACTATAAGTATCACAGCTTTTACATTTACCTTCTCGCTTACCTATTTTCTGTATACAATCCATATTAATATTCCCTTCCTTGAAGAGACAGCACGATCTCCAAAGAAGGGAATACGCTAACCGTAAGGAGGAGAGTTACCTATACCGATAGAAAGTTGACTTGGAAACCTTTAGTAAAGATAAAAGAGATTTTACTTTTATTCCAAGGACTTTGTGTAGGAAAAACCCCAACCTCAACTTAACTCTTAACCTTCTAGAACGGCAATTCGTCAGCTTCGACATCTATAGCAGTTCCTTCATTCCAAGCGTTAATTGACTTTACTTCGTATGACTGTCTTTCTACTCCATCACTACCCTTCCAAGGTTTACCTAGTCCAACATTTGCTAGAACAGGTTTACCAAGAAAATCGCTAGTAGTTAGATCCGGCAAACTCTTAACCATCTTTGCCTCACTGCCTACATTGATAGAGATCTCTGGACAATCTACCCCCAGAGCTTCCACAGTTTCCATGTACTTTCTGTTATTTCCGGGATTTGCTTCAAAATCATCTCCTGCTTCTGGAGATAAGAAGAAGAAAACTCCTGCAGATCTTATTTCTCTACCAATATAATCACTAGCAGAAACATCTTTCATAGTGCCATCAATATCTTCGATCTGATAATGCCTATCGCTAACTGAATCATGAACTTTAACTACAAAATTATAGATTCTAGCTTTATACTTATTCATTACCTTCCTATCAACAGAGGTACACTTTATAATATTAGCAGGATAAACTCCTTGAGCTAATTTTGTATTTGTTTTTTCTTGAGATGGATCAAAATAATTTAAATTATTCGTTGTTTCCATCACATCACTTACATTAGACATATTTGTCTCCTTTTTATTTTATTATTTATCTATTAAGGTTTCTATTTTTCTCATTGTAGCTTCATAGTTAGTATTATTTATTGTCATTTTTTCAAGACCTTTCTCTATTTTCTCTACACTTTGCTTATTACTTATTTTATTGAGTTTAGCTTTGATATTTGATAACTGCTCAGTATCAAGACTAATATCCTCAATTCTTTTTCTATAGACATCATCTGCTATATTACACAACCTATTAACTGCAACCTTAAAACAATCCGTATTAGCAGACTTTAGGTCATTACCTATATCAACATAACCTTTTTGATTTGACGCTATTCTATGGGCATCTATGGAATCGAAATGCCTTTCTATACCATTGTCTGATATAGTTAATCTTCCGTGAACTGCAATAGCTTCAGTTCCTACAAACTCATACTTTATAATTTCCCATTTCCATATAGGATAATGCATATTAAGTAGATGTCTCATATAACCTTCATCAACATAATCAAAACCCTGTTGCTCTTTAATATAATACTTTGGAGTATCTAGGTTTGAAACATCAGAATGCTTATTTATAACATTAGATTCCAATTCTACCAAAGCACTATTCTGCATCAATGAGCTACTATTCTTATCTATCTTCATTAATACCTCCTAAGTAGCTAGAGTTAAATTCTATCCTAATTGCATCAGTTCTCCCACCTATAGGATAAATACCTACAGTTGAATTTATTTTTATTCTATTTGCTTTTAAAAACTTTAGAGGTAAAGTTATTCTCCCTCTATCATCTATTCTTGCTTCACATATCATTAGCATATTTATCTCCTAAAATATATATTTTATAATTAAAGTCCATAATAAAAAACATCCACACATCATACCTATTAGGATTAATAATCTTGCAAAAAATCCAATAGCATTTAATATCTTATCCTCTAGCATCACAAAGCTCCTTATAATTACAATATTTACACTCCCAATCCATAACAGGACATTCTCCATCTTGTAGCATAGGCATCCCATTCTTCTGCAGGTCTTGAACTCTAGTCCAAAAGTTATAACTCTGATCTATAAAGTCTAAATCAACGCCAACCTCGTGCATATCTGAGGTATCTTTGTTATAACAAATAAGAGACAACCCATCACATCTACCAAACTCCTCTCTTATAGCGTACCCATAAGTGCCTAGCTGTAACTCTTGATGGATGGATGGATTGCCCTTACCTCTTCCGAACTTAAATCTCCAAGACCAACTGCCCATAGTTTTAATATCATAAATAAAGATTTCTCCACTCTCCATAATAGCCACCACATCAATAAAACCTTTAACATTCATCTCCGGAATATCTATAGGATGTTCAATTAGTATATCTTTAACATCACTCATCATCAAACTCCGTAGGTAAATCTGCTCCACAATCTTCACAAGTTAAACTAGCACAAACATTTACATCCGGCTCTGCAGGTTGATAGTCTTTGTTTATATGTGAGCACATATCTTCTTCAGTACAACAATCTTCTTCTAGCTCTGACCATATTGATTTCATCTTACCCATTTACATTCTCCTTTACATTTTCTATTTTATGCTTATATCTATTCATAGGGAAATGAGCTACAAGCTCTCTATCTGCTATTGATTCCGGTCTGAAATTTTCCTTAGAAGTCCTACCACTATCTGCTATAAAATACATTTCAGATCTAATATCAATATATTTATATAAATATATATCTCCATTTAAAAATCTAAAACCTAGCCAAAACTCTAACCCTAAACACTCATACTGCCTACCTCTTCTTATTTTATCTGAAGATATAAAAAGTGTATCAAAGTCTCCAAAATTTATTTCTCTACATTTTATCTCAATAACACCTTCACATCTTTTTTCTTCTAAATTATTAACTATTTGACAATCCATCACAGAATATAGTTTAGGATTTTTAATTATACCTTTTTGCATATACCTAGCAATTTTTCTTCTAGTATCTTCTTCTAAACTTATACTCTCTTCAGTTTCATACTGCTGAAACCCTCTATTATTATCTGTTATTTCCATTTACTTAACTCCTTATTTTCATTTCATTAAAAACTTCTAAATCTGCACAATCTTGGTCTATGTTCCCATCTTCTAATAAATTTTGGTATTTTATAATTGCTTCCCATTCTGTATCTGCATCTATTGCTAATGTTTTATAATGCTCTATGATATATCCTTTTATAAAAAATGTAGCCATTAATCTTTATTCTCCTCTATTTCTGATATAATATAATCTTCTGCTATTGTTTTAGTGTCATTTATAAATCTAGTTCTATCTTCTAAGTTACTAAATTGAAAAATTTCATTTTCATAAATCTGCTTATCATCATTAAAATATTTAACTGCAACTATATATTTTTTCATTTTTAAATCCTCGTTACTTATATATATATATATATATTATTATATATTATATATATTATTATTATTAATAGTTCTTAAAAGAAAAAGAAAAAAGAATAAAAAGAAAAAGAAATTAATCTTTTTGTTTTTTATTAATAACTTTTACAATAGTTTTCTGTACATCCTCGTGAACAACCTGCCCTAACCTCATTATTCTCATAGACTTTGAGTTAGGCTTATTAGTAGGCTCTGCTTTCTCGATAGATTCAAAATATATCTTCCTAGCACACATCCCACTACTACTTGCTCTGAACTTACTATCTGTTTTTGGATTTTTTTCTCTGTATTCGATTTGATCTTGCTCGATCATATCATTATAAGTTTCAATTAATTTCATATTTACCCTTTACAATAATTTTCAATTTTCCCAACCCTTAAATTTACGGCTATTTGAACTTTCACACAAACACTTTTAATAATTTTTTTTACAATTCCCACTTTTTCTCGTCATATATTCCCAACCCTTTCCCACCGATTTATAAAAATTCCCACACCCTCATTTATAACTTATCCACTTCAAGATTTTTACAATTCTGTCCACATAAAGGGTAGATATTATTTTTTAGTAGATAAAAAATTAGTAGATAAAAAGCAAAAGAGAGAACGCCACCATAGGGGTCTTACATCTCTCTTCTACTTATCTACTTAACTACCTAGAACAAGAACTCTACTATTATGCTAATTAACAACAATCCTAAACATAGAAATATTATTTCTATACTATCAAAGATGGATGCTACAATTACAATCTTCTCCATATTACTTACCTCCATCTAATGTGAAAGACTTATTCCATTCTACTATTTCTTTAGTAGCTTCAGACCTTCCACTCTCTAGTTCTTCGTAGTCCTCCTCTATCTCTATACACTCATCACATAGCCACATATAGTGAGGATCTTCTCCCTCGTACCTATCTCCTATATCAAAGTGGGTTAATCCATATACTAGATCAGAGCAGTAGTTACATTCCAGAGTAGGTGAATTAGAGTATTTGCTAGGTGGATCTGCTTTAGTAGATGAGGACTTCCAGAGGTCTGTAACACTAGAGGTATCATCCCAAGCAGCTATAGAATCGAAACCTCTATACATCCCATATACATTACAGCTTTGGTAGGATTTGTTAGAGTACCATATACCATCTAGCCAATGACCTAGAGATTCGTTAATTATATCATAGCTACCATCTTTATTTAAAAATGCTAACTTGGATGTTCCTATGTAGGAACTTATTAACTCTTTAACTCCATCACTCTTAAGAAAATTACTACTTAACTTTTGTAGCACATCTCTATTAAACACTTGAGTATCTGATAGTACCTTATCATCATCTACTTTATTTATTATTCCATTGTGAGCAAATACTAATCCATTCATTACTTTAAACGGATGTACATTAATAGTACCTTTATGCTCTCCATGTGTAGCTAGTCTAAAGTGTAGTAGGAATGGAGACTTACTACTATAGTTCTTTATATCTTTGTTGTATGCTTTAACAAATTTATCATAGCTCCTATATTTCTTAGTAACTAACTTTCCACTATTTATGTAGGAATAACCTACACCATCTGGATTAGACTCAAATGAATTTAATAATTTATCTTCATCTACTCTAGTATTCTTCTCTTGCATTATTAATAAACACATAACTTATTTACCTTTCTGTTATTTACTTGTTGTTTAGTAGTTAAGACCTTCTGGAACCTCTAGAGGAAACTCCAAAACTCTCTTAATTCTCTTGTTATTTTTACCTAGAAAGCTATTAAGATTCTTATATCTCTTAAAATCTTTCTCTATAAAACTTATGTAGTCTCTAACTGTTAGATCTTTCATAGCTGTAACTCTAGTAAAGTAATACAAGCTATCAATAAACTCTATGTTCTTACGGAACGATTCCTCTACTAAGTTACCTTTAAATATTCTAACTTCAATAGTATTAGAATGTTGCAGGTTAACAGGCACATACTTCTCTCCATATCTAGTAGTACTATGGTTTTGAGACTTATTTTTATACTCTTTATATTCTCTCCTCTTATTCTTAATATTATCTACCATCTTTTTCTTAGCTCTATCTTTAAAGCTATTATTAAACTTGGAATACTGATTAAGCTCTCCAACCTCTTTCCGTTGGCTAATTAGATAAGCTAAACCTTTGTACTCGTGAATAAATGTAATAAACTTAAATAGATGGTGATCAGAGAACGCTTCTCTATTAATATGTATATGTATTCCACAAGTCCTAGTAGCATAAGATTGTAGAGCCTCTCTACCTCTGTACTTAAATATAGACTCCTCTAGATCTAGATGCTTAAGAGCATTAAAAGTCATAGGCATAAAACATATCTCGAAACCATCATTTAAGCTACCATCATTCTTGCAGTAGAAGAATTGTTCATTACCTTTATAGTTAGTAATGTTCTCTGCATAGCTATATTTATCACTATCTCTACATTCTACCTCTAACTCTATTCCGTAGAAAGGTACTTTATATTTCTTATTACTACGAAGCTGATCGTTAACAGATCTAAACTTATTAGAGTAATCCCAGAATACTAGATAAGGTGTGTAGTCGTAGCTTCTAATAGCATTAGGTTCTTCGTAGCAATTCTCACAAAAATCCTCCTCTGTTCTTTCGTTCCAAATAAGGTTATCTCTATTGAAATACTCATCACAAGCTCGGCAGTAGCTATAATCATCTTGACAGTTATCACAGATGTAACCTCCTTCATCCTCGCAGTAGACCATATCATGCCTCTCTCCGTATTCTTTAAAGCTACAACATTCGCAGTACTTAGCATCTTCTTCAGAGTTTAGATTCATATACTCTCCTTCTAAACTAATACCATCAAAGTAAGAATCGCTATCAGCTTTAAAGTAGAATGCAGTATAATCTGCTTGATAGGTTTCAAGTACCTTCCTACCATTCTCTCCTAAATCTTTTAACCTCTGAGTTATTAATCCTATTTGCAAATACCACATAGCCCAAGCTCTACCTACATCATATACTAAGTCTACAGAACTTTCTTCGCTATCATAGTATGTATAGTTTAGAGAATCCATTAGCTGATAATGTAAGTTATATAGATCTTCTCTTAAGCCATTACCTGCACCCTGTGAAATAGAAAGTATAAGTACTTGATTTGTTTTGTAGTTATCAAAAGCTCCTCTCCTGTTATCATAACCTACTTTCCAATTTTTCTCTAACTGCTCTTGAGTAGCATCTTTACAGAACCTATCTACTTTATCAGTATCTCCTATTATAAGTCCTATTAACATAGACTCGTTATAGTGTGCAGTAGCTCTATAAGGTTTATAACTCCATTGATCTAGTAGAGTAATCTCTGGAACCTCCTCTCCGTAGATCCTATTTAGATCTTTTTGAGTCCTACGATATAACTTAACTACTTTACTATTTTTACCTATGTTGCTAGTATTATCTACTTTAACTTTAATAATTTCCATGATTATTTACTCCTATCTTTATTTACTATTATTGTTTTTCTAAATGGCTTAGGTTTATTAGCTAGTTCAAGATTATTATATACACATCTTAAACTCTTTATAATATCTTCTATTAAAATTTTGTTTGGCTCTGAGGACTGCTTTGTAGCTAAATCTCTTAAGTCTGTTATACTGCTTATTAGAGATTGTTTACTTGTACTAATTATAAGTTCATCTAGTTCTAATTTCATTATGAGTATTCTCCTGTTAGTAGGTTTTTTATTAATATAGCTGTTATCATTATTAGTAGAAATTCTCCCATCTCTAATCTCCTAACCTATCTAAAGCCTTATATACCCAAGCCCCTATTACTACGCATACTACTATGTTTACTATGAATATTATAAATTCCATTATAACTAACTCCTATTTTAACTATTTACGATTTAACTATTTACGATTTACTATTAGATATTACTGGAAACTAAAAAGCCAACTAATTAAAGTTGGCTCTCTAGTTATTTTTTACTATCTACTTATTTTACTTTAACAGGTACAGCTTTAGCTATTAAGCTTACTGCATAATCAATCCCATCTTTACTCCATGTATTGTTATCTGCTAGAACTTTAGTAGCTTCAGCATATGCAGTTTGTACATTATCCGGTGCATGGTTTATATGTCCGGCTCTTGTACCCTTAACTCTATATAGTTCTGATATTCTGCTCTTAGCTTCGGGTGTTAATTGTGCTTTTGTTTTATCCATGCTCGATAATCTCTTCGCTGTCTTGCTAGGGTCGGACATAACAAAATTTAACGCCATGCTGTCTACTTCTTTATTTACTAGATTGTTAAACTCTTCACTACTTACTGCGATTTTAGTTACTTTATTTTCTGTAGTTTCCATGATTTTTATTTCCTTATTTACTTAGTTATTTATTTACATTTACTTAGCTTGTTTCTGCTAACCCTATAAAATACAATAGCCATACCAATAAAACAAGCAATTAATTTATTTTTTTTAGTGCTGTAAGTCATTGAAATTTAACGACTTAGCCGAACACCTAAAAATTTAATTTTTTTTAATTTGGTTTGGGTAGTTAATCCTATTCAATATGTTTTTCTACAACACTTTGACAAACTATGCAAGTCTTTTTTACAAACAAGCTTTTTTTTATTTATTTTTATTTTTTTCTCCTCGAGAAACGGGGGGTGGGAGGATGAAATTTTTTTTCATTGTGTATATCTCTGTTACACATTTTTATTGAGAAAGATATTGAATTTCGCTATTACAA